AGGGATGGAGCTGCCCCCGTTAACTTCATCTTACAGAGATCCACATCAGCAGACCAGGCACTTATGTTGATAGGCTTCACCAAAGCCGCCAAAAGGTCATCACCCAATACCAATGCAATACCATTGTTGCCCGCCCGCCTGCAGTGCCAGGCGAATTGACAAGCATTCCAAATTGTGTTGCGGAATGTGGTAGTTGTGGTACCCGTGGGTAGCTGATTGGCCAAATATGCTTTGAGGCCGTACAGCGGATGACTAACCGTGAACTCTATGTGGTGCATAAAGAGTTCACGGAGCCAAGTCGGCGCGCCAACCTTAGCAAGAGCGCAATCACAGATGAGCGCTACGCTCCGCCTCTGCAATAAATCATTCTTGCTAAAATCTCCTTCTGCTATGTGCGGATATTTCTCGTCATCAAGAAACGTTGCCAATTCCACGTCCTGACGCTTATACCCCATCATGAAACGGACCTCGCCGAGGCCCGCCAGGAGTAATTTGTTCAGGCGTGAGCATGCTTCATTGACCAAAGGACCGGTCAAAGCATTAAACTCATCTACGCTTGAATAAATGAGTCGAGGAGCCCACGTGGGATCGTTGCGTTTCAGCAGAACCTCAATCTTGACGGAAAGCTTCTTGTGAGCCAAATACGGGTCGTCCATCCCGATATCTGCAAGAGCTAACTGTGCCTGTTCCATTCTATTTTGCTTGCCGCGGTCAAACTTCGACATCCAAGACTCCCTAAGAACCGGGCACTCGTCGAATGGCTCGAAGACCAACACATTGCTGTTGATCATCTTGCACATTGCAACGATTATCTCAGAATCGATGTCGTCATCCTTGGCTGGCTGCGCGTTCGATCGTTTGTCGAAAGCGGCCACAAAAGAACCAAAATCGTTACTGGTGACAACAGGTATCTCAGCCTCAAAACAAGGTCCGAGAAGGTTGACAGGGTTAACAGGCTCACGGTCGATCGCCGGCGCATTAAAGTCCCACCGTTGTGGGACTTTAGCCACGTATTGCCTACGTGGCGCCAAGCGCAATCGACCGTCATGCCTGTAACCCTCGTCAAAGTCGTCGCCATAATGCAACAAAACTGGGGGAACAGAGGCTACCGCTGCCGGGACCCGTCCACGAGAGGAACGAGTGTAACGAGTCCAGCGAGGTGCCATTGAGGCGTGGTGTGTTGTGTGTGTTTGTGTGTGTGTGTTGGTGGAAAAGTTCAAGACTT